CACAGAGTGCTGATGAATTGGATAGATTAACCAGAGCAGACCAGCAAGTTAAAGGTAGTTTTGAATTATCCCCTACATTTATGGTGGGACTTTCTCAACTTATTCCATTTATGCGTGGAATTCAACTGCCTTTGTTTGCGATACATCAAGAAGTGGCATTAAATATTGAATGGAGTGATGATGTAGAGGGAACAAGGTTGATGAAAGTAGTTGAAAATCCAGCATTAGGTGATATTACTACTGAAATTAGCGAACCAGATTGTCTTATCTGTGCTGATTATCTATTTTATCCAGATTTGATGGAAGGATTAGCAGATGAAATTATGAATAAAGGTGGATATGATATTATGTATGATGAAGTGCTTACGCAGGAAAATACAATTAATTTAGCAGGAGCAGGTAATCCAGAAAGTTTTGATATTCAATTAGC